ATAAAAATGCAAGTGGGTACGGACGTAACGGCAACTAATGGTTCCGATGTAATTTTTGCCAGTGCTTGTTCAGCTTCGGACATTGTAGAGGTCATAGCATACAAAACCTTTGAAGTGGCAGGCGCAGTAGGCGGTGGAATGTTCAAGGGTGAGAACGGCACAACTGGCACAAGTGCAGGCGATATATTTAGAGTTAACGAGCAACAGCTAGACACAGATGTAGAAATTACATCAGCAGAAAACGCTAGTGCGACAGGGCCACTTACTGTAGCTTCTGGAACAACGCTTACAGTTAATGGGAACTTGACAATCATATGAGTACTTTACATGTAGAAAATCTAAAAGGTCTTAGCTCTGGCGGTAATGCCAATAAGATTATCGTACCGTCTGGTCAAACGCTTCATGCTACTGGTCATGTTATTCAAACAGTTTCAACAAATTTAGGAGCAGACCATTCTTACAGTTCATCCAGTACAGCAGAAACTAATATACTGACTTTAAATATTACACCTAAATTTAACACAAGTAAGGTATTAGTTCTTTGTAATTTAGGGTTATACCTTAATAGTAGTGCGGCTGTGTCTAGAGGTGACCTAGGTATAAGAAGAGACTCTACTCTTGTTCGAGGTCGTGACGATGCAGGGGGGGAAGGGTTTTTTAGAGATAGTAGCGGTCATTTTAAATCATACATGACAGTTTTTAATTTCTTAGACAGCCCTGCAACAACAAGTGCCATTACTTACAAAGCGTTTCACAAGGGAAATGATTATAATGCAGGAGGACATTTTAGCCAACACTACACAAGCATGTCACTAATGGAGATAGCCCAATGAGCATTCTCAAGGTAGATACAATAAACGAAAAGACTAGTGGTAATGGGGTGCAGATTGCAGGCCATGTTGTTCAGATGGTTAATACGTCTTGGAATACTCAAACAGCTATTTCATCGCAAAGTGCTACAGCAATAACTGGTGCATCTTTAGTAATAACTCCAAAATTTTCAACAAGTAAAATAGTTGTTTTGGTTAATCTTAGCGCAAGAATAGCAGACTCGAATACTACTTATTACAACACTGGTTTTGAGATTTTAAGAGGCTCAACTCAATTACAGACACTTCCTACAGATAATGCAGGACCATTTGAAATGGGTCATTACGATGGCGGTCATAGCGGTGGAGAAATTGTTTTAAGGTATGCAAATAATATTGTAGATAGTCCATCAACTACAAGTGCTACAACGTACAGCGTCAAAGGTAAAATTTATGGTACAGCAGGAGCAATTCTAACTATAAATTCTGGAAATACTACCAATGGACAGTCCTCAATTATATTAATGGAGATAGCCCAATGAGTTCTATCTTAAAAGTAGATGAAATACAGAACACTGGCGGTACTAGTGCGCTAACCATAGATAGCAGTGGTAGGGTTTTTAGAGGTGTAATTCCAGCGTTTATGGTTAGTTACAATGCTACTTGGGTACAACTTTCGGCTAATGACGTTATTCCTTTTAACGTTGATAATGTTGGAAAATTCTTCAATCATGGAGGGCATTTTAATACAAGCAATTATGCTTTTACTGCACCAGTAACAGGACTTTATTCATTTCTTTTCAATGCTTACACAGCACAATCTGATACGTTTAATTCTTTTGCACCTTATTTAAATGGCTCAATAGTAAATGACGGTACTACTTATGGTCTTTATGTTCAATCTGGAGAAGATGCAGCGGCAGACCATACAGTGTCTTATACTTTTTTACTAAATCTTTCAGCAAACGATGTAATAAAAATGCACGCCACTTCTGGTTCAGATATTTACGGTCACCAAAGTCATTTTGGTGGATATTTAATAGGATAGGAAAAATGACAGATATAGCTACAGCACTAAACGAACTTAACGTAAAAGAATGGGTTTTGCGTGGCGAACCTACCTCTGAAGCAGAGTTCAATGAGATGTTCCGCAAAGTAACAGGCGCAGATGATAATGGCTCTGCAATCGAAAGCAGTAACCCTAGTGACTTCGGTGTTACATGGAAGCAAGCATCAGATAAAAAGACTGAGCTAGTTAACGCCAAGCCGATGGCCGACCTTCGAGCAGAACGTGACAGACGCTTGGCTGAAACAGATTGGTGGGCTTCTAGTGACATAACCATGAGTTCTGAGCGTATTTCGTATCGTCAGGATTTAAGAGACATACCAAGTAGCGCAACTAGTTTAGACGATGTGTCGTGGCCTACTAAACCATCGTGAGGTAACTAATGACTAAAGCAAGAGACATAGCAGACTTAGGAGCAGTAACAGCTAGGCTTGATACTGTTGGTGGTAGTAGCGGTGCGCTGAGTAACAGAAACCTTATAATTAATGGTGGTATGACAATAAGTCAGAGAATTGGCACAACTGCTACCGCAATTACTGGCGGTGCTTATGGACTAGACCGTTGGGGTATGTACTATGATGGAAACTCTTACACAACTCAACAAGTAACAGATGCTCCTGCTGGGTTCTATAACAGTATGAAACTTACCGTTACTGGAACAACTACTCCAAATTATTCTTTCTTTGGACAAAGAATAGAAGGTTTAAATGTAAATCATTTAGGACTAGGAGCTGCGAATTGTCAAACATTTACAGTTTCATTTTATGTAAAGTCAAGTGTTGCTGGTGTATATTCAATTAGTATGACTAATGGTGCCAGTGATTTAGCATACCCAGTACAATACACAATTAATTCTGCTGACACTTGGGAAAGAAAAACTATGACCATCCCACCAATTACAAGTGGTACATGGACTAAAGATAATACTAACGGATTATACCTAAGAATAAATCTAGGTTCACCAAGCGGTAGAACAGATACGTCTGGTGCATGGAGCAGTGGAAACTTTGACGGTGCGGATGGTTCTACTGGTGCAGTTACTTGGGCAACTACAAGCGGTGCAACTTTTTACATGACTGGCTGTCAAATAGAACTAGGTACAGAAGCCACGCCCTTTGATCATCGGTCATTTGGTGATGAGTTGTTAAGGTGCCAGAGGTATTGTATCGATTTAACACCTACTTCTGGAACTTCACCTTATATTGGTGCAAGTGCCGCTGCTGGTAATACTACTGTTGCTGTGGCTCATATAGCATTACCAGTACAAATGAGGGCTACACCATCAGCTACCTTATCAGGAACGGCTGGTAATTATACAGTTTTTAATGGTGCTGACAGAACATGTACTAGCTATGCAATTAATGGAATGAGTCCTCTTGGTGGTGGTATTAATTTTACATGTAGTGGCGGTGGGCTTACTGCTAATGATGCGTGTGGTATTTATGTTGCTAACACTAATGTAAGAAGTATAATTGAAGCGGAGTTATAGCTATGAATATTACTAGCGCAAAGTATATTGCTAATATTGTAACAGGTGAAAATTCTTGTATTAATATTGTTTCAGAAGGCAAACTAATATCTGTGCCTTTAGACCCAGACAATTCCCATTACCAAGCAATTCTTGAGTGGGCGCAAGAAGACGGCAACGAGATACAGGAAGCTGAATGACTGCATTAAACCCATATGTCGAGCGTGATAATAATGCAGTAGGAGCGAATGTTGTATTTGCAGGCAAGCGATATTGGTTGGCAGGATATTGCGAAGGTGACGGCATTTGGAGTGATGACGCACAAGATCAAGGCACATGGGCTAATGACAGTGCTGGAACAGGTACATGGGTGGATGATGGTGCAGCGTCAGGAACGTGGACGGATGCTTAGAAAAATGATACGTTGGGTTTAAGAAAAGGATTTTATTATGTCTACGACAGCAAATTTAGGTTTAACTAAACCAACGGTAGGTGGAAGTGATAGCACTTGGGGTAATACACTTAACGCCAATTTTGATTTACTTGACACAGCCGTTAACAAGGCAATGCCTACTGGCGGTATTATTATGTGGTCAGGTGCGGTATCTGCTATTCCGACAGGCTGGGCATTATGTAACGGTTCAAACGGCACACCTAACTTAACAGGTAAGTTTATCGTTATGGCTGACGCTGATAGCAGTGGAACTTACAATGTTGGAAACAGTGGCGGTGCAAATACAGTTACACTAGCAACTGGTGATATTCCTGCTCACTCTCACACTGGTACAGCGGCAAGCGGAGGGGCGCATACTCATACTGGCTCAACTTC